ATTCGGACCGCAGCTTGTCAACATGCTGGTGAAGTCTGAAGATGCGGCCAAGTACCTCGCCGACAAGTTCGGCGTACCGGAGCGGCTCCTGCGTTCCGACAAGGAGAGAGCGCAACTGATTCAGCAGTTGACGCAAGTGCAAGGGATGATGAATGAAAACCCCGCAGCAGGGCCGCCTCGGGCCTGACGGCGTCATTAGAACACCCGATCAGGAAGACAAGCTGAACAAGCTTTTTGCGGCAACCTTCTCCTCGGAAGCGGGGAAGGAAGTGCTTCGCCATCTTCGTCAGATCACGATTGAGTCGGTGTCGGGTCCGAACATCGGCGGCAATGAGCTGTTCCACCGTGAGGGACAGCGATATATCGTCGGACTTATAGAGCAACGGATCGGGAGAGGTCACAATGTCTGATAGCCTTATCAGCACGCAAGGTACTGAATCTACTCAGGAAAATACGGAATCGACGGCTGCTGCCGCCGAGTCGCGTCCTGAGTGGCTGCCGGAAAAGTTCTGGGTCGAGAACCGTCCTGCCTACGAGCTTCTTGCCAAGAGCTACGGCGAGCTTGAGACGAAGTTCCGCTCGAAGGAAGACGATCTTCGTGATCGTCTGATTGAGGAGCTTTCAAAGGAAGCTCTTTCGGAGCGCCCCGAGTCTCCCGATAAGTACGAGCTTCCTGCCTTCGAGGGCATTGATACGCAGGAGATCGCGCAGCATCCGATAACGAAGTGGTGGTCGGAGTTCGCCTTCGAGAACGGCTACGATAATGAGACGTTCCAGAAGGGCATCGAGATGTATCTCCAAGCCCGTATGGGCGATGCTCCGAATCCCGAAGCCGAAATGAAGTCGCTTGGCGACAACGCCAAAGCTCGCACGGAAGCGGTCGGACTCTGGGTCGGCAAGAACTTCCAGTCTGATGAGATTGATGTCATCGAACGCATCTGCACCACGGCTGCCGGGGTGAAGGTCATGGAGCGCATCATGAAGATGATGAATGACTCCGGTGACGAGAGCATCCTGCGACCGGGCATGGCTGAAGAGACGACCGAGGCCGACATCAACAAGATGATGCAGGATCGTCGCTATTGGTCCCCGACTGATCGCGATCCGGCCTACATCCAGAAGGTCGAGAAGTTCTTCCAGAAGAAGTACGGCACTTCTGCATGAAGGTCCGGTATTTCGCCAAGGACGACTTTGATCGCTGCCTTGAGCTTGGACAGATGATGCACGAGGAGTCCGACTTCCGCGTGCATCCCTTCTGCCCCGAAAAGGTAGTGACTCTCGCAACCCTTTGTCTTAGCTCGGAAAACTTTGTCTGCTTCGTCGCTGAGACGGAGCAAGACATCGTCGGGATGTTCGTGGGCCTTGCGGGCGACCACTACTTCTCCGAGGCCAAGTACGCTTCCGACATGTTGCTGTATGTAGAACCTCGGTATCGAGGATCATCGGCAGCGATTCGGTTGATGTCGGCCTTCGAGGACTGGGCAGTAGAGCAGGGTTGCCACGAGATCAGGGTAGGTGCTGCGACAGGCATTGAGCCTGAAAGATCGGACCGCTTCTTCAAGGGTATTGGGTACACGCCCTCGGGTATCCAGTATTTGAAGGCTATCGGTCCATTGAGCGCTGCACACTGAAAAGCGAATTGTCCGATCATAAGGCCCGCGCCGTCCAGACGAGCCCCGCATGGGATAACTCACCCTCTGGTTGGAATCGGACAACCTTCGAACCCGAAGCGAAACTGAAACATGAAAGGACTGCATCATGGCTGTGACCATTGATCAGGCGTTCATCAGGCAGTTCGAGTCCGAAGTCCACATGGCTTATCAGCGCATGGGCTCGAAACTGCGCGGCACTGTCCGTTTCAAGGGCAGCGTCAACGGCAAGTCTACGACCTTCCAGAAGGTTGGCACGGGCGCTGCCGCCACGAAGTCCCGTCACGGCAACCTGCCCGTGATGAACATCGACCACTCGAACGTCGAGTGCAACCTCGCCGACTACTACGCCTCGGACTACGTTGATAAGCTCGACGAGCTCAAGATCAACATCGACGAGCGTCAGGTGGTTGCGCAGAACGCTGCCTACGCTCTTGGCCGCAAGTCGGACGACCTGGTCATCACGTCGCTTGACTCGACCTCGAACACCATCACCGAGTCGAGCACGGACGGTCTGACTCAGACCAAGATCAACACCGTGTTCGAGTATTTCGGCGCGAACGACGTTCCCGACGACGGCGAACGTTACTTCGTCATCAGCCCCGCGGGCTGGGTCGATCTCCTCGGCATCTCGGCCTTCTCTGACGCCGACTTCGTTGGCGCTGACGACCTGCCCTACAAGGGCGGCATGGTCGCCAAGCGTTGGCTCGGCTTCATGTGGATGACGCACTCGGGCCTCCCGGTCGCCTCCACGATCCGTAAGTGCTTCGCTTACCACCGTTCGTCCACGGGCCTCGCGTCCGGTCAGGACGTGACGACGGAAGTGAACTACATTCCGGAAAAGGCTGCTCACCTCGTCACTGCCATGATGTCGCAGGGCTCTGTGCTCATCGACACCCGTGGCGTGTATGAAGTCCAGATCAAGGAGTAATCCACCATGGCTCTTGTTGCTGCTGATCTTGTTAAGGTCGCTGGTGGTGCTCGTCAGGTGTGGCACTACACCTCGGCTGACGGTGTCGCTACGGTTGCCGGTTCCGGCTACTTCAACGACGTGACTGCCAATCTCCGTCAGTGGGACACGATCCTTGTGGTCGGTTCCACGGGTGGTACGGCGACTGTCGACGTTCTTGTCGTCACCTCGGCGACGGCTGCTTCGACCGTCACTACGACGAACGGCACCTAATTGGTTGGCCGCGTCCCTGCGGCTCTCTCCCCGTAGGGGCGACGTGCGAGGGCGGGAGGGTGACGAGACTCTCCCGCCCTCTTTCTTTAGGGAAGGATAGAACGTGGCCATCACGGACATCGACATCTGCGCTCGGGCGCTGATTTTGATCGGAGCGAATCCGATCACGTCGTTTGAAGATGGGACGACTGAAGCCACGGTCGCCGCAAACCTCTATGAAGATACGGTGCGTGATATGCTCACGCGCTACAGGTGGCGTTTCGCAAGCGGCCAGACGCAACTTTCTCGACTGACGGATGCTCCCACCTCGCGGTGGGATGCTGCATATCAGGCCCCTGCCGATATGCTCATGCTGCATGTCGTGACGGTCAACGACAATCCAATTGCGTATGATCGCTATCAGGATTTGATCTACTGCAATGCCACGACGGAAGATGTGGTGGTCGCTGACTACACGTTCCGTGCGAATGAGGAACTCTGGTCGCCGGGCTTCATCACGGCCATCGAGTACCAGCTTGCCTCGATCTTCGCCTATTCCGTTGCCGCTCAGACCGACCTCTCCGACCTGATGGAGAAGCGTGCGCTGCGGCAGATGACGATTGCTCGCAACATCGACTCGCAGAGCCAAACCACGCGGCGTCTGAATGTGCAGAGGTATCATCAGCTTCGCACGACCATTCGGGGGTGACGCATGGGCGTGAAGCTTGCGCAGACGAACTTCTCTTCCGGTGAACTCGATCCCCTGATGGATATGCGCCACGACACGGGCGCGTATCAGAACGGGGCTCGTAAGCTGCGCAACATTGCCCTACTCAATCAGGGAGGCGGCACTCGCCGTCCTGGGACCGAGCATCTGAATACCCTGACGGGTCGCTCGCGTCTGATCCCATTCGAGTTCTCGTCTTCCGAGCGATACATCTTCGCGCTGTCCAACACTCAGCTGAAGGTGTTCAGCACGTCGGGCACCCTGCTCCAGACGCTCACGGCTCCGTGGACGACCGCGATGCTGTTCGAGCTAACCTTCACTCAGGCTGCTGACGTGATGGTCATCTGCTACCCGACGATGAAGACCCAGATCATCCGTCGTACCGCAGCGGACACGTTTACGATTGCCGACTTCGCCTTTGATTCGAGCATCAACTCGAACAAGGTGTATCAGCCCTACTACAAGTACGCCGCCGATACGGTCACGCTCTCTGCAAGCGGGACGACCGGAAGTGTGACTCTGACGACTAGCGCCAGCTACTTCGTCGCCGGGCATGTCGGAATGCGCATTCGGTGGTTCGGCGTTGAGATTGAGATTACTGCCGTTACGAACGGCACCACTGCCACGGGCACCGTTAAAGGTACGCTTGAAGGCACCTATGATCTTGATCCGTTCAAGACGGAGCATTCCAGTTCGACGATCATCGTCACCCATGTGGCGCACGGTCTTACCACCGGACAATCGATCACGATTTCGGGGGCGAACACCACTGGTGGTATCAGCAACAACCAGATCAACGGGACTCGGACGATCACCGTGATCGACGACAATCACTACTCGATTGTCGCGGGCGGCAATGCCAGCACGTCGGAAGACGGTGGCGGGACCAACGTGAAGTTCACGGGCAACAATATCCCGACCCGCAACTGGGACGAGCCCGCCTTCTCCGTGGTCTCTGGCTATCCCGGTGCTGTCAGCTTCCACGAGGCGCGTCTGTGGTTCGGTGGTTCCTACTCGCAGCCTGACGGTCTGTGGGCCTCGAAGATCAATCAGTTCTTCAACTTCGATGTGGGCGAAGGACTCGACAACGAGTCGATTCAAGTCACGGTCGGCTCCGATGACATCTCGTCGGTGAGGCATCTCGTTTCGAACCGCCACCTTCAGGTGTTCACGGCCACGTCCGAGTTCTATGTGCCGCGTGTTCCGAACAACACGATTACGCCGAGCAACATTTCGATCTCTCGCCAGACGCCTTACGGGTGCAGCGCCCTGAGCCCGCAGCCCTTCGACGGCGCGACGGTCTACCTTCAGGCGAGCCAGAAGGTCGTGCGCGAGTTTCTGTATACGGATACGGAACAGGCTTACAACTCGCCCGCGCTGTCGATGCTGGCCGAGCACCTGATTCTTACACCGCACGACATGGCCGTATCCTACGGCACTGCCAAGAGCGGCGAGCAGTATCTGCTGGTCGTGAACAACGATGGCTCTCTGGCCGTCTTCCATTCTGCCCGAGCCGAGAAGCTGGCCGGATGGACGCTGTGGACGACGAAGGGTTCCGGCTCCGAGACTGCCAAGTTCGATTCGGTGATGACCATCGGCGAGCGCATCTACGTCTCGGTGCAGCGCAACAGCAGCTATCACCTCGAACGCTTTGCCGAAGAAGACCTTGACTCGACTCTTGATGGGTCGAAGACGTTCACCGCAAGCCCGGCTACTACGGGTTGGGCTATCGGCTCGATCTATGCGAACAAGACGGTGTCAGTCGTTTCCGGCAACTACTATCTTGGCGACTTCACCGCCTCGGCGGGTGGAGAGATCGTGCTGAATAACGCGGTCACGAGCATCCGTGTCGGGTATAACTACATCCCCGAGATCGAGACGCTGCCCGTGCATCTTCAGCTTGCCGATGGCGTTTACACCGGAAGGCCGAAGCGCATTGCACGAGTGATCCTCGGCCTGAACTCTACTCTGTCGGTCAGCGTTGCGGGCAATCGCCTCATCATCCGTCAGGTGCGAGACGACTTTTCGAACGCCCCGAACCCCGTTACCGGTAAGCGGGAGTTCTTCTTGCTCGGCTACAATCGTGATGCGACCATTACCGTGACGCAGACGGAGCCTCTGCCGATGCGCGTCCTTGGTCTTGCGATGGAGGTATCGGCCTAATGTGTGTCTCCGTTCTTGTTGCCAGCACCCTCATCAGCGCGGCTGGTCAGGCTATCCAAGCATCCCAGGCATCTGCTGCGGCTGAAGCTGAAGCGGATTACAGGAACTATCAGCTTGGCGTTCAGAACGAGCAGCTCGCCGAAGATCGCAAGCTGACCGAGCTTCAGGCACTCGAAGCCGAAAGCCAGCGTCGTGATCGTGCCCGCGAAATCCGCGCAGCTAACGAAGCCTTCACGGCTGGATCGGGCGTAGGCGAAAGCCGTTCGTTCCTTCAGGGCGCTGGCGCTGCGGGCGAACAGGCTCTTCGCAAGGACATCACGAACATCCGCTTGCAAGGTTCGGTTGCTACCGGGCGCATCACCGATCAGATCGGCGTGAATCGTGTCGAGGCTCAGTTTGCTCGTGACCGTGCGTCGATGATCGGGCAGCAAGCTCGCACCGGAGCCGTGATCGGTACGCTGACGTCTGCTGCTTCGAATGCGTATCGCTATACGCAGTACAAGACCAAGTGAGGTAGGCCGTGGCTATTCAACGTGATCGTGAACAGATCGGTGTCCAGCCGAGCGGTCGCCTGATCCGCGAGTTCCGTACCGAGCTTCCCGAGCCTACGACTGGAGCGCTTGTCTCGCGCTTTGGCAGTGCCGTGGGTGAAGTCGGCGAAGGCATGATGAAGCAGGAGGCCGACAAGGCCGCAAAGGAAGCGATTGCCGCCGCTCCTGTAAAGGACGTAAACGGCAACTACGTTGCGCCGCCTCCGCCCGAGACGTTTGGTCCTTATGCCGCGAAGATTTATTCCGAGGCAGTCGACACTCGCTATAAGAACAACGTCTTTCAGGACTTCCAGACTAAGCTGAACGAGATTGCTGCTGCGAATCAGAGCGATCCTGTTCGCTCATTCGAGCTCATGAATGCTCATGCTCGCGGCGTTCTGAAGGGCATCGATCAGCGGTTTGCGCCTGATCTGGAAGCCAACTTCACTCGCGAAGTGAACGAGCGTCAGCGCGGCATTCTGAATCTGAATGCGTCTCGCGAGCGTGAGGCTACGGTTCAGGACTTGAAGGTTCAGCTTGTTCGGTACAACGAGCAAGCGATGGATGCATGGTCCCGTTCTGCGGGCAATCCTGAGATGGAGGCTGAAGCTCGTCGGCTTCAGACTGAGGCGCTCAACACGCAGCGTCGACTCGTCCAGTTAGGCGCTGACACTAACATGAGCGTGCAGCAGCTTGAGGCTACGCAGCGCTCGAACCAGTATGCCGGAACCCTCATCTCTGCTTTCAACCGTGCTATCGAGGAAGGCTCTCTGACGCCGGAAGCTCTGGCCGATGCCCACATGATCTCGCAGGGTCTTGGCGGCAAGAAGTCGGTCACTATCGGTGGCATGACCTTCTCTGCCGATGACGTGCTTCGTGAGATTTCTGATCCGCGCATTCGCCAGATGCTCGGCTCGCGAATCAACACGATCCGTACCGATCTGTCTCAGAGCTTTGTTCGCGATACTGCGACGGAAAATGCCCGGCGCATCAACGACTACCACGACCGCAACCCCGGTGCTGCGGGTTTCCCGGCCAACACGACAGCGGAGCAACAGCGTTACGCCGTAGAGACGTGGGCTCAGACCAACAATGTGAATCCGTTCACGCCTGAAGGCTATCAGGTCATCGTCAGCCGCTATGGCGCGGTGCCTGATAAGTTCTACAATCAGGTTTTCTCCAACATCACCATGAAGACGCCTGAGCAGCTTGAGCGCCTTCGTCCGCTCTGGAGCGCGATGGGCAGCACGATCCTTCGCGACGGCTCGCGTGCCAACACGCAGAGCATGGCGCTGGATGCGAAGGACGATGCCTTCATGTGGTGGTACACCACCCTGCGTGGCAACAATGAGGGCATGGACCCTGTTGCTGCTGCGGAGGCCGCTCGTAAGAATGTCGAGCGTGGGATGACGCGCATCTCGGAAGAGAGTGCAAACGATATCCTGATGAAGCAGTTTCGTCTGCGTCAGGGTAATCAGGCCACGGTCACGAACCTCTACGACAAGTTCAAGAGCACGACCGATATCGATCTGACGACGATGAGCGATGACTCTCGTCGTTATATCCTTTCGACGGCTGCCGCTTTTGTCGCGAGCGACATGCCGCTCGATGAGGCGCTTGATCGTGCAGGCCGCCACTTCAAGACGAACTTTGAAGCGAACCCCTACACTCTGACTTATGGCGTCAAGGGCAAGGGCGGTTTCACTGAGAGGGCAACAAATCCTCCTGCGCTTCCGTCTGCTGATGGTACGTCGAGCTATGACTACCTGAAGCCCCTCGTCGGTACGGCGATCAAGGAGATGGCCGATCCGAATCAGATGGGCTTTAAGCTCGATGGTCTCGAAGTCGGCAAGAACGTGTGGCTGAAGCCTGTCGGCACCAGCATTGCGAATCCTGCGTATCAGCTTTGGTACTATGAGAAGGGTGGAGTCCAAGTACCCATCAAGACCCGTGACAACACCATCGTCACGATGTTCATTGGCAACTACATCAAGGCGCAGGACGAATATGCTCGCGCCTCGGTTGTCGAAATGGAAAGGACTCGTCGCGAGTCTCTCTCACAGCTGAACATTGGAGAGCTTGCCGGCGCACCCCCAAGCGCCATGGGCGATTCCTTTGTGCCTGGTCAAGCAGCCGAGGCCATGGGCACTCAGCCTCCGCAGAGGGCTGCTCCTGCCCCTCAGACGCCCGCCTCTTCCATGGAAGGCTTTGTGGCGACGGAGGGTCTCGAGATCAGCGGGCAAGCTCCTGTTGCCGCTCCTGCTGCTCCCGGTAAGCCTCCGCTCTATATCGTTCCTCGTGCCGAGCATGTCATGCCTCCTCCGATGATTCGGAAGATGTTGCAGCGCAACGAGGATACGATTGAACTGCGCTCGATCCCGAAGGGTCCGCAGCGTCGAAGCGAAGCGGCCGGCATGGTTCAGGCGGCTTCGTTCGGTGGTGAGAGTGGTCCTGCTCCCACGACGATTAATCGTGCAATGCAGTTCCTTGGCGTTAACGAACAGAATGGCAGGGCCACGCTGACGGCCTTCTTCCAGAAGACCATCGGTGAGGCTGTTGATCCTGTGAATACGCCGTGGTGTGCAACCTTCGCCAACGCCATTCTGCGTGAGACCGGATACCTCGGCACCAACTCGAAGTTTGCTCGCTCCTTCCTTGCCTATGGCGAAACGCCCGAGACGCCGTCCAATGGCGACATCGTGGTGCTGCGTCGTGGTAGAAGCGAAGTCAGCGGCCATGTCGGATTCTTCATGGGCTATGAAGAACGCGGTGGCCAGCGGTACGTTCGTGTCCTTGGCGGCAACCAGAGCAATGCTGTAACTGAGCAACTGTTCCCGGCCAGCGAAGTGCTGGGGATTCGTCGCCCGGTGAAGTTGCAGGAAGCCCGCAATCTGCCGGGGGTCGAGGGTACAACTTTCGCGCAGTTCAATGAGGATGTGGGCTGATGCCGTCATTCGATGAAGTCCTGCTCTCGGAAGCCAATGCGATGCGAGCGGAGGGTCTCGACCCGACCGAGGGTGCGTTCACGCCCCTCATGCCTCGCGTCATGGACAATCGGCTGCCGAACAGCTTCGTCGATAACATTTATGATAGCATCTCGGTCCAGCCTTTCTGGCTGCTGACCAAAGAGGTCATGGACTCGAACTATCCGCCCGAGCCTGACTATGATCCTCTCGCTGCCGAGAATATCAAGGGCTACGAGTTCTATGCGTCCTATCTGCGTGAGGCTCGCTCACGCGCTCATGCCGATTCGATCAAGCGTCGGATCGATACGATTGGCGAAACCAAGAAGCGGCTTGAGGAAGATTCGGGAATCGCTGAAGAGCTGATTGCCGAGTTCGCGAACCCGATCAACTACCTGCCTTTCGGTGCCGTTCGCACGGGCGTAGGCTTTGCTCGCGGTGCCGTCCGTGGTGCTGGTGCCTTTGCGCCTGTGGTGCTCGCGGAAGAAGGTCTTCGCTCTCAGGTTGACCCGACCGCAACTAGGGAAGAACTGCTGACCAATGTGGCCACTGGCGTGGTTCTTGGTGGTCTGATCGGTGGCGGCATTGGAGTCATTGGCGGCAATACCGGACTCGCTCGCGTTGCGAAGGAGTACGATACCTTCCAGCGTGCGATGGATGGTGCGCCTGTTCCGACCCGTGACGTGCCTGTCGAGCCGGGTGCATTCGTTGCCGAGCCGACGAACGTGCCTACCGGGGTTGCCCCTGCGTTCGGTCTGGAGCGTATAACGAACCGCGTTACGGGCTATCGCCGTCTCATCTCGTACAACATTCGCGCACTCGAAGACCTCGCCAACGGCATGGTCGGAGAGTTCGATCTGATGTTCAATCGGAACAAGGTCGGACCTGACGGTACCGCTCCCCTTCCGACGCAGCGGTCTGCTTGGCTTGAGTCTGGCATGTGGCGTGGCATGGCCGCAGACACGCTCAAAAAGCTCGACGCGATCTATAACGAATACCTGGGCGGTGGTGCTGCTCCGACGACGATTGCCAACGTCAACATCCCGGTCACGATGCAGCGTGTCGGTCAGGCGTTCGGCATGCGTCCGTCCGATGGCAAGATGACCTACAACGACTTCATGGATGCGATCTTCCGCGCCCATAAGCAGGATGGCGTGAAGGCCGATGATCCCTTCGTCGGCAGGGCTGCCTCGGTGGTCCGTGAGTTCTTCGACAAGGCTCGTGATGAGGGCGTGAAGACGGGCTTCCTCTTCAACCAGCGATTCGCTGCTGGGGCGTTTGCCAAGTACTCTGAGAGGGCTGCTCGCTTTCGGGGTGAAATCGAGAAACTTCAGGCCAAAGACCTTCTAACCGACAAAGAGCGCGTGAAGCTCGGGCTTCTTGTGCAGTCATTTGCAAACGCGCAGAGCAATGCCAAACGCTATTCGTTGGCTAGAATGTCTGAGCAGCGGCAGACCTTAGGTGCCGCACCTATGCCGCGCACCCGCGTCGACATGATCCCTGCGAATGATGGGATTATGCCGCGCCGCGCTGAAGAGGCCGGCATTGGTCAACCCCCTGCTGCGAATCAGATTCTTCAACGCTTCGTAAATACGGACACCCAATTCAATCCGGCGAATGACGGACGAATTGTTATTGACGCTTTTGCCGACAATAGGAGTCTGGAAGAGGCTGCGCTTCTTTACAAGACTGGCAAGCCTTTTGTTGCTGATTCTTTCCACGGGACCACTTACATCTTTGATCGTTTCGACCCTGAGTTTTTGGGTCAAACCACCTATGCTGCATCTGCAAAAGAAGCATTTTTTTCTGCTCGTTCCACGAAGACGGCTGAATTCTATTCCAATATTGACAATCCTGATCTTAATACCATTGATCAAGATATAAAGAAGACGCTTCAGCAAAGCATTGGCAAGTCTCCATTGGCATTTGCTGCACATGCCAGAGACCTTGCTTCTGAGTTCCCCATTTTTTTTAAAAATCAGGACGCAGAAAGAACGTTTTGGAGTATGACTGCTGACGCTCAAAAATATGAAGACCTTTCTCAGTATATCTCTTTTAGGTACATGAATCCGGAGGAAGGCCCGCTTCCCGATGCTTTTTCTAAAAAGTATATGTATAACAATATGTTAATCCCTGAGTTTGAAGTTGACGTACTCAATGGCACGTTTGATCCTGAAGGGGATCAGATGCTCATTGAGCTGCGGAATACAGTGCTCGATATTCGTCAGTCTGTTAATAGGTTTGACATTAACTCTATTGAGGGCGTGGAAGTTGATGAGATACCTTTGCCCGAGTCAAACATTCATATGCTTCGAATCCGAATGGACAATCCTCTTGTCCACGACTATCAGGGCGAAAGATATCGTGATATTAGTTATTTAAGCTTAATTAAAAAAGCTAAGGAAGGGGGGCATGATGGCGTAGTCATGCTCAACACATATGATGGCGGTGGAAAAGACATCATCTATGCTGTCTTTGATCCCGAAAAAATGCGTGCGCGTTTTGATGCTGAGGCTTATGAAGCTACTCGGCGCACTGCTCGCATTGGTCAAAGCCGCCCTTTGAATATGCCTGATCCTG